AATAGACTAGAGACTGAAACAGTGTGTTTGTCTCCTGCCACATCAGCCACCCAAAGACGGCCAAAGGCTGCCAAGACTTCATTACCCGCAGGTGCGTCGGCGATTGCAACAAGAGTAGAACTTCCTGCTACTGACCTGAGAGGTGCGTGTCCTGCTTGAAAGAAGTACACGTCGTTGTTAAAGGACGTTATCTTCCAGTTGTTTGCTGTTATGTTATAACCGTTGGGAAGAGTACAAGCAGCTAGTGTAGTCGTTCCTGTAAATATTTTATTATTACCTGTTGAGAAGACTACAACACCACCATCAAACTTAGTAAACTCAAAAACACCTTCAAGGCCGCGACTACTCCCTAGCACTGCCGCACCGTTGGTAGAAACAGGTTGAAAACCTTCACGAGCGCCAACGCGCCCACGGTTGTCAATTACAGAATTATCAGCAATGGAAGCAAAGTTAGGGGACATCCCTACGGGAGACTCCTCGGTATTAATACCAAAGAAGGCAGGAGCCGCTACTGTTAAATTACGTAATTGTTGGCTCATATACTATACCACACTGTCTCCGTAGGGAAACGTCCTGCATCCATAGCAATAGCATCAGACATAGTAGACTTAGCCATGCTGTACAAGGTTGCACTTGAAGTTCCGCCAGTCTCCCCACGTTCTTCAGCAGCCATGGCGTGAGCAAACTGAACGATAGGTAAAAAAGGAATTTCAATTACTTCCGAACCTGTAGTAAAGTCATCACTTCTGTCAACAGTTAAAAAGGTAAGGTCGTATACTTTGTCAGGGATAGGATACACTTGAAAATTCATGCCCCCTGCACTTTCATTATAACCAGTAAAGACATAATTATCTGGAACACTTTGAGCAGCAGGGTTTATAAACTTGTCTTCCTGTAACTCACGTTGAGTACCCATGTTTACAAAACACTTTTCAGTGTTGTTAGTTACTTCTAAAGTTGTGAACATTTGAGAACTGCCAACTAAAGTGTAAGCACGTTGGCCTACTACAGTGGGTATAGTTGTTTCTTTACGCAGGTCTGACCAGTTCCAAGTGTCCTCTACTAATCGTTTAGCATCGTTTACAAACTCACCTATCAGTTTAGAGTACGCGCTGGTGTTGGGAGACGCTACTTCATCCTCCCGCAACCTACGAAGTACTTTATTAATTGCTTCTAAATATGTCATTATACATTCCTATCAAAAGTGCTTGCAAAGGGGTCGTCATCAAAATCATATAATTCTTCTTCGGGTTTTTCTTTAGGCATATCCTGAGTAAGAAGCTCTACTAAGCTAAAGTCTCTATCTTTAAACTTAAACAGCTCACGACCAAAGAGGGCGCTCGTAGTTCTAGTACCTTGATTCATGCCAAAGTCTAAGTCAAAACTAGGTAAGTCTATACTAGGTACGTCTATACTAGGTACGTCTATACTAGGTAAGTCTACACTAGGTACGTCTACACTAGGTACGTCTATGTCTTCGACAAACTCTTTAACAGGCTCGATAACAGCGTCATCTATAGCAGAACCTGCGTCTCTCACCACGTCCTCTATCATTGAACCAGTATCTTCTACTACTTCTTTAACAGGTTCAATAAGAGCATCATCTATAGCAGAACCAGTGTCTGTTACCACGTCTTCTATCATTGAACCAGTGTCTTTTACTACTTCCAAAGCAGGGTCTACAACTGTGTCTCCAACTTTATCAATAACAGCATCTGCTCCATCAACAATAGGTTCTATAGCATCAGCAACATTATCCTTCTGGTCATCAATGAAACTTCCTACATTTCTAATAGTGTCTTCTAGCCAAGCGACATCAAAGTCAACAGGGAAGTCAAAATCAAAAGTAAAGCCTTCGTTAAGATTAAGTTCTAAGTCTCCAAAACTACCGCCTTCCTCTATGTACTTAACAAAACCATCTTCCATTGCTTGTTGAATAGAGCCAGTACTATAATAAGTAGTAGTAGCTTTCTTTAGACCTACTAAGAAATCAGGGTCGCTTGATACTGTTTCAGGGATACCTAAGTCTGTTAATGATGAAGTCAGCCACTCATCTGTAACTACTACACTAGCGAAGGCCATGAGGTCTTGGTCAATAATTGCATTAACAGCACCAATAGTTTCAGCAGGAGTAAGATGACCAATGCCTGTGTCTTCCGTTATGGCACCAGTAGACTTTAAAAGCACAGGAGCAATGGCTTTCCAATCTTCGCTGTTGCCCTCTCCTTTTAAAATATTCAGAGCAGCAGGAGTACCAGAGTAAAGACCGCCAGTTAGCCAGTTTAAACCTACAGTTTTAATAGCACCCTTTAATTCATCTTCTAAACCACCTTCGTACCATTCTTCTTTTTCAGGTATTTCTTGACCTTCCACTGTAGAACTAAAACGAACATTACCTGCATCTAAACGAGCTATCTGTTCACGCCTTTCATTCCACTCGTCAGAACCTTGAGCAAAGCTAGTAGGGCTATCCGTACCATAGTCGGCTTCTAAGTCTAAGCCGTTGTGTCTGGCGTAGTTAATCTCTGTTTGAGTGTATTCTTTATCTTCTAACTCAGGGAACTCAAGTACACGATAGTCTTCGTATATGTTATTACCTGTTCTATACGTGCCGTCTTCTAGTTGACTTATAACCGCACCGTCTTTAACAAGGTTTGAAACAACGGAGCGTTTGTAGCTCTCTTCGTCAATACTTCCGTCAGCTAATAACTTACTTAAATAAGCGTTTCGAGTATCAATGTCTAACGCATAATAAGCTTCGTTAAAAGTTTCTGTGTCGCCTCCAATTAAAGCGTCTAAGCCACTAAAGGTCTGTGTATATTGTTCTTCCTTTTTAGTGTCGTACAGGTCATACACCTTATAACCTAAGTCAGCATCCTCATTATAAAAACTATCTACTGCGTTTTCAAACACACCAAACGCGCCTTCCTTAGACCTGACCCCTTGTAAATCAAAAGGCTCCTCTTCAAAGGAATCTGAAAAGATAGAAATTTCTTCTTCGGTATAACCCGCATCCGTTAGTAATTCTTCGTATTCTCCTAACACGGCTGAATTTGTGCTTTCTCCTTCTTGGCTTCTACGTAAGCCATCATAATACCGTTCTAAGTCTTGTGTAGTATAGTCACCGTTAAGGTATGCTTCCTTTAAAAGACTTACATTTTTGTCGAAACCTATATTATTTATAGCGCCAAAAGCGTCAGCACCTTGAGTACCAAAGTTATATATATCTTTTGCAGCTTCTTGACGTGCTTCCCAGTTAGCTTGTTTCTCTTCTTCCGTAGCGTTAGCCCACTGTTCGTCCGTAAGTTGTAAATCATTAATACCGGCATTGAGCCAAGCATTACTAGCGTCAACACGACGATAAGCGTAAGGGTCGCCTTGGATACTTTCTATTTGATTAGTTTGATAATTAAAGAAAGAACCTGCGGGTATGTCTAAATCTTCAGGGTTTAAAGGGTCTGTACCATAATGTATATACCCCGCATCCCCAGGGTTTGGCATATTCTGCCCACCAAGTGTTACAGTGCCGCCACCAGTTGTGACAATTGTGTCGCCTACTTCAGCGCCTTGACTGGCTAGACTATAACTACCATTTAATTGGGAGTAACCTTGATTTAATAGATTGTCGCTGTTAAATGTGCCAGAAGCTATTGTTGTAGGAGCGCCCCCATCTACTCCTTGCATACCTACTGACCATTGAGGAGGGTCACCGTTTTCCCAGTTCAAAGGGTTCCAAGGGCTGTCTAGCCAAGAACCTAACCAATCTCCTGCGGCTGACATTAATGTGCCATCGTAGACTGCACTACCTATCTGCCATATAGGAGTTTTTTGAATAAAATTAGACGCGGCCTCTGGTACACCTGCTATAAAGTCGTTAATACCTTGTCGTATTTCTTGGAAAGTAGGAACGCCTCTACGTCCTTCGTCAAAGGTATTAAAGGGGTCTACACCACCCATGTCGTATTCGTCAACATTGAGCCAAGGAGTAAAGTTTCCAGTGCCTTGCCCTACCGCTCCTGCCCCTGACTGGTTCTGAGTAGGGTTGGGGTTGCTTTGTTGATTGTTGCCACCCTGATTAGTAGGTAAACCTGTCTCAGCAAAAGGGTTATAACTGTTGTCATATACTGAGAAGTTATTATTACCACCTTGACCGGTACCTGTGGTATAAGTACCACCGTTGTTAGTCACACCTCTGGACATTACTTAACTCCCTTTGTCTTTTCGTATGTACGTAAACCACCTAAACCAAGCATACCCATAAGAACAGGTATCATAGTAGATAAGTCTACAAGGGGTATAGTGATTGGAGAACTGGATAAAGCAAGCGCAAAGTTTGCCATCGGTATAACCAAGAAGTTACCGGCCATGCCCAAACAACACGTCCAACCAACAGCCGGTCTCCAACCTGCGACAAAGAAGCTATCATGCTTTGCTTCAACCTTGTTTACCTCTATCTGTGCCTGTGCTATCGTGTGTGCTTGTGTTGCAATCTCGTGCGCTATACGTTGCCTAGTATCAGCGTCAGGGATTACCTTGTCTAGTATAGTTGTTACAGGCGCTATAAGCGCACGAATGATTGACATTACTTTCTTCCTCTAAGTTCCATAACTGTGTCTGATTCCCAAATGCGTAAACCCATCCAAACAATTGTGAACAGGGATGCGACTGGTGGCAGCCAAGCAGCTAAGGACAACACACCTGTTGACACTGCTGCTATATCTAACATTTCTTTAGTTTCCTCTACCATGATTAAATCCTTTTAGTTAGTCATCGCTGTCCGTAACAACTTTTGTAAAGTTATTTGAAGTAAAAACTTCTGAATAGTCTTGCCCTTCTTCTATAATAAAAGGCAACCCAGAAGCCTCTAAAGCCTCAAACTCTTCTGTTAGAAAAGGGCCGTAACTTGTCCAGTACTTGCGATTAAAAGAACCTTTAAGTTCTATTTTAAAAAGGTTTAAGCCGTCGCTGTTACCGTACAGTTCAGAAATAACTTCTTGAGCCTGTGCTTTGCTAGAGTCTTTTACAATAATAGTAGCATAAGTATTCATTATAAAGATACTCCTGATTTCCCTGCAAGGTAAGTTTCAATGAGTGAGATGTCGACTGCACTTGAGACAGTATTTCTAATAATCAGACCGTAGATAAAACCAGTTAATCCTAAACTTCCGGCGTCTGCTCTAGCGCCGATGTTAATAGGTTTGTTGTTATAGTTTCCTGTGCCTTGGTCGTTTGTAGGAGTAGCTTCATCGTCACCATCAACTCTAAAGGTCAACTGGTCAGCACTTATATCACTTGTTCCTAACAACACGTTTGTTGTAGGAGAGTTAAAAGGAGTGCCTGTTCCGTTTACTATGTTTGAACCTTTAGAGGAGTAACGCCACAACGTGTTAGCAGCAAACAAACGGAAAGTGCCGTTGTGACCGCTTATAGTAGCAGACAGTTCAGCTACAACTTGGCTACCTGTTCCAGTTTTTCTACAGGCCGCAGCAACTGTCATTGTGTCTGTACCTGTAAAGTCTACACTGCCTGTCTGTAAACCCTGAGCGCCTGCAAACTCTAAGTAGTATAAACCACCTGCCTCTCTTAAGGTAGGTCGGTCATTCGCAGTAGCTTGTATAGCAGTGTTACCCTTGCCAGACTTATCTTCAATATAGCCTACAGGGGAGCCTACAGCCGCAGCAACTGTGCCGTCAGATACTTGTTTCATGGTGGAGAGGTCGGAAGGGTCATACCAAGCACCCTGCTCGCTGTTAGCAAACAGGTTTAAAGGGTTCCATTCAAAGGCCCCAGAAGACTTAGTAGCACCTAGTCTGTTTACACCTAAACTGTACATGACTTACTTCATCGCCGTGAGGTGTGTGCTACCTGAAGCGCCTCCAGTAATAAAGGAAAAGACATCGCCAGTAACTGCATGAACGTATTCAATAACGTTTGCGGGAAGGAGAGTAGAGTTGACTGTAGCAGTACCCTGTAATGTGTAATGTACATCAACAGTAGAAACAAGACGTACAACACGCGTACCTTCCGATACAGCAGTAGCAGAGACAGCGGAACCTGAGACAGATTTACGCTCGGTTGCGGTTGGACGTAGAACTTGGATTGGTTTTGAATTTGCATCAATTGCTAGTGTGGACATAATAGTTTTCCTATGTTTATATAAGAAGGCGCGAAGGCCCGAAAGTAAAAAAGAGGCTCCCTTATGGAAGCCCCTTAGTTTGTTACTTAGCCATTTACAGCTAGTGAGAAGCCTGCGTCTGGACGTAAAACCTTAACACCGTACAGAGTATCAGCAGTGTACAGAGTGCTTAGGAACTCTTGCTTGTACTGAGTCTGTGAACGAATAGCCTGTTGCTCTGCAAGAACATAAGTGTCCTTGTGCAGAAGCTGAGCTGAACGAATACGTCCACCATTACCACTATCAGCACCGTTCTGAGCAGCAGTTTCGATGATAGGACAGTTAGTAGATACCATAACGTCAACACCGTACAACTCACCAATCTTACCGTTCTGAACACCTTGAGCGTTGGTGAAGTCAGAAGACTGGTAACGGTCAATGCCCATAATAGCGTTACGTAGTGAAGGTGGTACTACGAAACAACGGTCAGTCATAGGAACGTCGGCATCATCCATCTTCTGAATCAAGTTACGGAAAGAAGCATCTACGAAAACATCCGCCTTGACGATAGTGTCAGCAGCGTAAGCCTTCAAAACACCTGTGCCGGCTTCAGTATAGAAAGAAGCAGTGTTGACATAATTGCCGGTGGCATTACCCAAAGACTTAGCCAAGTCTAGAAGGTCAGTATCAATCTGCTTAGCGAGGGCATAGCCTGCGTCTTCGGTGTAGAACTTACGCAAAGAAGAAAGAGCCTGTACTTCAACAATGTCTTCGATGAAACGTGAGTACTCGTAGTGCTTGTTGATGTCAACACCAACAGTATTTTCTACGTTAGCTTGAATTTTTACGTAAGCGTTTTCGCCTTTTTCGTTAGCAACACCACGGTCAGGAGCAGGGATGTTAATCTTATCGCCTTTCTTACCAGCCATGGAAATTTTCTTGACTTTAGGGGCGATTACTAGGTTAGACTCGTAAGAAGCGCGAATCTCATCACTCCAGATTTCTGGAATAAAGGTTTGTGCTTCGGTTGTTCCTGTAATTCCGGTGGCGCCGGGGTATAATACATTAGCCATAATATTTTTACCTTATAATATAAAAAGAGTTTAGTTTACCGTACCCGTTTCTCAGCATAGGCTTGTGTGATTTCGTCAGACAAGGCCATATACCTGTCAGGGTCGGTTTTCATTAGTTTAATAATGTCTGAGCGACGATATATCTTCTTCGCTCGCTGTTCACCAGTTCCTCTGGTACTGCCTGTGGAGGCAGATTTTACAGCGGCTTTTCTAGTGTCCTTCTCAGCAGCTACAGTTTGAGCTACAGCACCTTGACGGTCTTTCCAATTGGTAAAGAGTTCGTCTGCGGCATCATAGTCATACTGACGGTCTGCTTGAGCAAAGAGCTGTGTACGAATCTTAGAGGCTTTAATCCATTCAACAAACTTACCGTCCTGTACAATTTCA